ACCGCCCATTTTTCAAATCCTTTTTAAATCTCATGACAAACGGCTCATAGCCGTGTTTTGCAAATGCCTTGCGCCAGCCGCTTCGACCGACAAAACAAACTTCATCAGCGCCGATCTCTCGCGCCCATGCCTCGAACGGGTCAATCATCTGAACTAAGTCAGTGCCTCCATCGCCAGCAAGTTCGCAAAGCATCACTCGCTTACGGCCTGTAAATTCGCTGACAATGATTTCTGATGTAGCAAAAGCCTGGAATTTCTCGTTTTCGTCGAGGATTAGCCAAAGCTGTTGCTCCCCTGATAAGAGTTGATCAGCGATCGTTCGCACTGACAGCTCATCAGGAAACCGCGCCACAAGCTTGTTCATGGCTGCGGTGATTTCGGGCCCGTATTTCTCTAGGCGCTCCAGCGGCCAATCCTGCGTAAGATGAATAGAAAGCGTCATCGAAACCCCGCCGGAATGAAATCGACGTCAAAGCCTTTTGCGTGGCTCCAAGTTTCCCCGGCTGGTATCCTCATGCGGAACCGATGGAACCGCGCGCGGGATCTCTTGCGCACAAGGCCGGTGTTGTTTGATGGTGTTTGTTCACCCAGCCAATGAACGGGTTCATACTGGTTTCGCCGCATGCGTATCCCAACACTAACAAACACCTGATCCGTATCCACAACCGGATAAACAGCCTCGGTTTTGTTCAACTGACCGTTGGTGGCCCCGAATTCCTGCGTGGTAATCGTGGCTTCCATATTGGCAGCAGAAAACGAACCAAGCTTCAAATCAGGTGAGAACGCGCCGAGAATTGGCGCGCCGCCCTGCCATGCTTTACTGTCGAGAGAAAACGGCAGTGCATCCACGTCAGTTGAAACAGCATCAAGCCCGTCGAGCGTGTAGCCTTCTGTGTAGATCGGCATAATCGCACTCGCGCGAATTTCGATCAGGCTCCAGCGCTGCAAGCCCCAATCATACACCAGCATCTCATTGTAAATTCCGGTGCCGTTGTAATCCATTGCCCAATAAACGCGGGAATAGAATGGATCGATCACCCCGATCATGTCGGAAATGTTCGATGAATTGAGCTTGGTGAAAATCGATCTATCGACCTTTTCGAAGCCGATTGGATTGATACCCCCATCAGAGCCAATCTGAAAGAAGCCGCCCTCATCTGCATAGAAGGTGAAAGCGCCACGACTGGCGATTGAATAGGGAGACTTTGCGCCGCGTTTGTCCTGAATTTTCACGAAGGAGAACACAAACTGAGAGCCGGGAATGAACGTTCCTAGATAGATTGCGTTCTGCATGAAGATTATTGGATTGGTCGCCTCGCTTGACCCCTGCACCGTTCCGCCGTCTGGGAATATCTGAATGTCAGAATTACGCTGTCCCGGCGTCCAAAACTCCGCATCGTTGAGCCCTGACCACTGCACACCATTGGGCAAGTCAGGCATGCACATGAGACAAACAAAGTTATCCCAGATCCGCACAAGACCCGCGCGCGGTGGGTTGCCGCCAAGATCACGAAATTTCTCGTCCTTGCCTATCTCAAAGACCTGGGGGTTATCGTTCTGGTTGACTGCAATGACAAAATCACCAAATGCAGCAAATGACCATCGAGCTTCATTGTCGGCTGAATAGGTCGTGTTTTCCTTGCTAACGTCTGCCCAAGACAAATCAGTTGCATCAAGCCTGTAAAGCTTTGATCCAGTACCTGCGAACACAAACACCCCACCATCGAGCGAGCGAAACGCAAACGCGCCTAACGGCTTTTCTGGGAATTCTTGCGTGAAGTCGCTAAAGGCGGGCATCGGAATGTAACCATCCTGACCGGGAAGAACGTTCAACACGTCATCGGTAAAGGCGGAATTGAGATCAGCAACATCGGGCCGAAACTCTGCAGCGGATATCAGCATGTTAGAACGCAGTCGCTTTGATGCGACCGCTCCCGTTTCGTTTGGATGTTTCGGCTTTGAGCAGGCCATCTTGCTCGCGATAATCATCGAGTGCAGCGACGGCTAATTGCTCGTCTTGCAGGTAGTTGCGGTAAAGCTCGAACTTCGCGCGGGCCTTCACCATGTCAAAGGCTTCCGTAAACCACACATTGCTGTCGTCTGCGGACTGAACCGGTGCAAGACGATACGGGCCAAGCTGGAGCCGGATTGTGTATTCTTGTTCGCCGGGGATGGGATAGAGCCGGATACGCTGCCCGAAATACGTGAAGCTATTCGGTTGTCCCTTTGCGGCGGTGCCATAAGAAAGGGTTTCCAGCTCTTCTGGGCTTACGCGAGTTAGCACCCTGCGCTGTGCATCGCCGTCTTCGCTATAGGCAGCAACAATGCGCACAAGCGAGGCAATATTCGGGTTGTCACGGCTGTCATACCATTCTTGGCCTTCAACCGTTTGGAAGGTGGTGTCCCGCGTTTCATTGAAATAATACGGCTCACGCTCGCAGACGCGTATGGCTTTAAATATGCAGGTCTGGATCTGATTGAGGTATTCCCCGGTCGTATCGTCAATCTCGTCCGATATCACCGTCAACATATCGTAGAATGTGCGATCTGCAGGATCGAGTAGTGACGGGATTGTGTTATTTGGTCCGCCGGTTTGAACGGTAATAGCCATTGAAATACCTCACATAAAAGAAAAGCGCCCCGTAGGGCGCTCTGTTAATCATGCCATTTGACCGGCTGCTTTTAGCTTCGCCAGCAAGGCGTTAAAGTCCGTCACTAAGCCCGCAACATCGGTGGCGGTACTGTTCGCCTGCGCTGCCGCCATTTTCACAAAGCCGAGCTTTGAGGCCGTTGCTGCATCATGCGTGTGATTGCCTGCTGCAGCTGTTGCAGACGTCGAGCCAATTGTTGGCGGAAAGGTCGAAGGCTTGCCACTGATATCAGTCCAGCTCGCTGACGAACTGCCACCGCCGGGCGTGACTTCAACACCATTGACGAAGAGTTTCCCCACCAACATGCGCTGATACTGATAGCGCGAACAGGTTCCGGTTATTTTCATTCGGATTTCCTTTCAAAAGTAAAGGAGGGCCGAAGCCCTCCCCTCAATTATCAACCGCGTACTCAATGACGATAATCGCTTCGCCCGCTGTAGCCTCTTCGCTACGCGTGAAGGTCACAACGGTTTCAATCGGACGATATGCCTCTGCGGCAGAGCCGAAGCCCGTAATGGCAACAGTGCCTAGCGCGATTGCAGCCCCGAAAGCATCGGGAGCGCCGTTCTCGTCACCGACTTCCATTGTACCAGCTGAGAATGGCGTCACGACATAAACGCGCGCGTTGAGAATAACGGCACGGTCAGGCAGGACGCCCACTTCGCCCTCAAGGCTGAGGTCATCAAACGACACGCGTTTGCGCAAAATGTGCGAGACCTGTAAATCAAGCTGACGCCCACGCTTTGGCTGATGTGGATCATTGGTGGCCATGTTCTAAGCCTCCTTATTCTGCTGGTTTCGCATAGGTGGAAACAACGATGGTTCCGAAGTCTTCACCATCGAATTTGGTTTTCTTCATGCCCAGAATGGTCTGCGCAGAAACACCCAACTGACGCTGATAGTCGAACAGCTCTTCGACGCGTTTGAACTTGTCTGGATTGTTCTTCATGCCATAGGCGGCAACAGCCGACTGAGCGCCGAGCAGAACAGCACGGCGCACCGTGTCCACCATCTTGCCATTGGTGGCGACACCCGGAACAACGTGTTCAGCTTCACGCAGAATGACACCGTTATAGAGGCCGAGCGAACCATCAAAGATAGGGTTGTTCTTCCGCGATCCGGTATATGCGGCTTTGGTAATGTCGAGCCACTGGCCATCACTGGTGTTGGTGCGCAATGACGTAACCTGCGTTGTATGCAGATACATCACATAGACCTTTTCGCCGTTCACATTGACCGGGCGCAGCTTTGGATTGGCAAGCTTTGCACGTTCAACAGCCTTGTCGATCAAGGTAAGGTCGAAAATATCGTCTTCCGTCAGTTCTTCGTCGGATGCTTTACCGCCTGCGCGGATAATGCGGCCCGGCGATGGTACGAGCGGATCATTAAAGCCGTAATGAACTGGCTTGAGGTTGATCAAACGGCCCTCAAATGGAAGCTTCGCCGCTGTGTAGCCACCCCACTGAATGAAAGCCATCATAGACATGCGGTCCGAGAACCAGTCTGTCAGGCCGTCATTGGCTTCCTGACGCAGATTGAACGGCACGCGCTGCGCGTCGATGGTATTGCCGTTGTTCTTTACCTTCACAGCATGGGCAAGCTCATTAATCATGAGCGCATCCGAATAGGTGGAAAGACCTTCTTCGTTGCCTTCCAGCGTTTCATCTTCTGAAACACCATCACCGACGAGCTGCTTACGAAGACCAAAAGTCACCTTATCGCCTGCGGCCTTCTGGGTTTCGTTCTTGATCTGAATGATGCTGTTGGTCGAAGTACCCATAAGAGGCGCGATAGCAGTTGCTTTCGAGGTCTCTACACTGAGCTTCTTCGACCACAGCTTGTTAGCCAAAGCGTCATTGACGCCGAAATTGGTCGTAGCCATGTGGAATTATCCTGAATTGTTTGGGTTTTGATGCCGCACATGACGTTGTGAGCGAACGAAGACGATAACCGCCGTCACGGTGCTGGTATGACGCTCCAGCAAAACGAAGAGCAGTTTAGGGCCATGCTCCGGGCCTCATGCAGTTTAGGCGTTGTCACCGCCCATTAGTTTGTCGAATAGACGTTCGTTCTTTGGATCGGCCATCCATGCGGTAAACTCGGTTGGTGACATATTGGCGATTGCTTCCGCCGTCAGTGGGTCGCCGGTATTTGTCCCGCTCGATGCGCCAAGCGTGCGTGAAGCGCGTTGGGCTTCATCAAGTGCCGCCACCTTATCAAGCGTTTGCTGCTGGATGCTCTGCGGGTCTGAGGGTGCAGCATGAGGAGCATAACCAAAGCTCTGCGCCATCTGATAGATAAGCTCCGCCGGATCGCGCCCCAACTGCCTAGCCTGCCGCACAATGTCTTTCAACTCGACATTGATCTGCGCCACACGCCCGCGAACGTCACCAAACTGTGGGTTCACAACCGCCAGCGCTTCGAGCTGCTTTTCCCGCATGTCGGAAAGGAACTGTGTCGCCTGATCGAAATCAGGTTTAGCCCCCCTTGCCTGAGCAACGGAGTAATCCCACGCGCCCCAGACCTGAGCCTCGGCCCGTTCTGTTTCGCTCTGCTGCCTTTCCTGATCCTCTTGGGCCTGCCTGCGCTGCATTTCACGGCCCTGCCACATGACATAGCCCAAGAAATCGGCGGCAGGATCGGGCGGGGTGTCTTCTGCGGGCTTGGTTTCGGCTGTTGGCTGCGTACCACCATTCTGGAGTGAAAGCAGAGTATTCCAGCGGTCATTTAGAACCGCCTGAGTACGCTGGACTTCATCAAGAATAGCCTTTGTTTTTTTATGCTCCTCACGCTCGGCGTGAAGTGCACCATGCGGGACAGTGCCACCCTTCTTTTCAGGAGCCTCACCGTCTGGCGTTTCAGGCGTTTCTGGCGCATCGGTATGCGCTGGGTCGGCCTCTGTAACAGCATCACCGCCAAGGCTTGGCGCTATAGTCTCGCCTTCGCTTTCAAAATAAGCGGCTTCGTCGGCTGTGAAGCCGTTGTCAATTTCTTCGTCCATTGTTCACCTGTTGGGTTATCTGCCGCCTGCGGCGCGCGTTACATTCGCATCCGCATTTCGTTGGCGGATTGCGTTCTGAGTGGCATCAATCGCCAAGCGTTGCTGTGCGAGCTGGTTTTTAGCCTGCGTTGTTTGCAGATCCATTTGCGCCTGTTGTTGCTGCACATAGAGCGCGATCTGGCCCGACTGTTGATCGAGCTGGTTCTTGGCCTGCTTGTGCTGCAAATCCGCCTGTTTTTCCGCCACGCGCATTTGTAATTCCTGCTGACGTGGATCGGGTGGCGGCGGCTGCTGGGCTTGCTCTTGCTGCTTCTGCTGGAGTTCCTTCGTCCACTGATCAACCAATGTGGCAGGCAGCGGGGAATATTTCAGCATTTGCAACATGACGTCTGGCGTCATTTCGTTTTGCAGCAATGGCATCATCTGTTGAAGAACCGCCCATGTCCGTTCTTTTTCGTTCGGGCTAGTCGGTGCATCATCCACGATGATTTCATATTCGATGTTCGTTTTGTCTGGACGAACAAGAGGCACATACTCCTGCTTGTCCTGTCCCACGATACGAATGAGCCGCCCATCAGACAGATAATTCTGAATGAGGTGCAGAATGATTTTTCCCTGCCGCTTACGATATCGCCTAAGACTGTCAAACAGCGATGCTAGAAGGTTGAGCGACGACTGTTTGCGGGTCTGCTCGAGAATGCCAGGCTGATCAACTTCGCGCGTTCCGATGAATTCAGCCGATAGGCCAGTTACATCGTTGATTGCTTCCTTGCTTTCATTGAACAGCTGGAAAAAGCCGGTCGGGAATTGTGCAGTTGGCTTTGGCTGGATCGCATCCGCACTGAGCTTGCCTTGCTTCGCCCATGTGATGCTGTCAGCTCTCGACCAACTCTCCTCGGCCTGCCGGTCGTCTTCGAATGCTCCCCGCTCTGCAATAATGCCACCTTTCGACTGGCTGTTAAGCAGATACATTACTTGGCTGAAAAACTTGTTTGACCAGCGCTGCGGGTCCTTCGTTGGACGTACAACCCCGTAGAACTGCTTTTTCAGTTTATCGCGATAGCCCGTGATGCACTCCCAGCCGAATGTGCCGGCAGGGATCAAAGGCTTGTCAGGGTCGCCAAGAACTTCCCGGCCAATGAAGGCACGCTTCACAACCTTGCGCCGTTGTTTCACATGCTTGAAGCCCGGAATATTCTTTGTCAGCAAATCGATCTGCTGCTTTGAGTATTCCCGCATCTGGCCTGTCTGCATGTCTGGACCGCGATAATAGGTTTCACGCTCCAGCCACCGACATTCCACGATAGTGCAAAGATTGTTCTGGTACTGGTCTGCTATATCGTTTTGATCGCCGGTGTAGAAATTGGCCTCGGTCTGATCATACAGGCCTGTTGGGTCATCCATAAGGGACTTCGCCCAACCCGCATGCAGCATTTCCGGCGCGATATCCGGGAACATCTCCTGTACTTCAGACAGCGGCTTCTCATCGGCGTAAAAGAGATGCGTCACGTCTTCTAGGTTGGGCTTTACCGCATTCTTGTCCCAGACGAATTTAAGCGGATCAAGGCGAGACATGCACGGCGCGCCGTCCGGGTTATCGTCAAAGTCTATGCGCGTGTCAGTCCAGCCCATACCGCAAATCGAAACGTCTTCGAAAGCGTCAGAGTCAACACTTTCACCGTCCGTCTCGTCGCGGAACCATTCGCCTGCACTGGTTAGAAGCTCATTCGCTTCCGCTGCACCAAGCTGACGCGGAATAAAACGGACTTCGCGCCGGTTGTTCACCTCTGACCCGCGAACCGCGTTCACCAAAGGCGCAACGCGATTGAACGTCATGACAGGTCTGCCCTGTTCTTTCAGCGCCTGCTCATCGGCTTGGCTCCACTGGTCGCCGTTATAGAAAGCATAATCCTCGCGGGCTTCCTTTCGCCATTCGTTGGCGTGCGTCACGTCCTGCCGATACCACCCCTTTAGCCTGCGCGTCAGGGCTTCACGATCAAGGCGCGACGGGTCGCTTTCGCCAGCCTGTTCGACCGCCGACTTATCGTCGTCATCATCTGTCATTGAGTTTTCCTTAACCGGCCATCCATGAACGGGAATTGCCGAATGAGCCACGATAGCGGCCCGTTTCCTTCGGTTTGCCCGCAGGCTGTTCATACGCAACGCACATTAAGCCGAAAGCGTCAGCTCCATGGCTAGACCAATCATGTTCAGGGCCAAGACCAATGTCGCGTTTGTCGTCTTTCTTCTCGTGATACCAGCCAAGCGCATCGAGACCGCCTTCTGTTGTTTCCTCATCGAACCAGATGGATGGAAACATTCGTCGCGCGGCCTCAATACGCATTCTTGCTGCGCCTTTGCCCTGATTGGGAATGACAGTCACATCATAGCCAGCATCACGAAACGCGCTTTCAAAGGACACATCATGCACGCGGTCATTGGTTGAGCCATCATGAGGCAGAATAATATCGGCTCGATCTGGGCCGTAGCCTTTCGAATGCAGCCAAGCCACATGCGTAGCGATTGGCTGGCCTTGTGCCTCATAATAATCGCGCGTGCGTATCTCTCTACCAATGAACTGAGCAGGCCATGCTGCAAAAGCATCAGCCTTTGCCCCCGTTCCGCCAAGATCGCAGATAATCTTAACCCGCATCAGTGGGTCGAAACTAACCCGCCCTATGCGGCGTTCGAGCCGCGCTTCGTTCAAGCACTTCGCATAATACGCGCCAGAGGCAACAGTGACATAACCACCTTCCCACACATGCGCATAATCATCAGGCGTCATGCGCAAGCAGTCCTGCCGCTCCTGCTCCAACTCATCGTTAAACCAAGGGTTATCCCGCCAGTTTGCCTGTACGACGATAGCGCCGTTTGGCTTTTCCTCTCCCCTCAACATCACATCAACGGGGTCGCTTTTCTTTCTGGCGTTCCAGCTCCACCACATTTGTGCGCCTGAGGTTCGCATTGTCGGGCGAAGCATCTGAATTGATGTTGAGGAGGCAGTTTGTGCTTCTTCCCACCAAGACCGCTTGAAGCCTTCCAGCGATTTAACGCTATCAGCGGTATAGTCATTCATGCCCTTGAACATGATCAGACCATCGCCGGGCGTGCGGATCACATCGCGATAAACTTTGAACCCGTCGGCCTCTCCTAGCCGGAATGATGATAGCTTTGCCTCAATCAGCGCCTTTGACGACTGAGCAAGATCTTTCTGGACCTCACGAATGCAAATAGACTTTAAGCCTTCACCTGCACTGTTGCCCGGCTCTGCCAGACTGTCCTCTATCATCATTCCGGCGAAGAAATGCGACTTACCGGAACCTCGACCACCCCATGCACCTTTATCGCGCGCGGGTTCGAGCAGCGGGAGAAATACTCTCGCTGTTGGAATTTCCAATTCTCTGGGCTTCATTAATCCGCCTTCGGATCGACAATCACACGTTTGACAGCCTGAACTTTTATAGCGTCCATATCAGCGTCACCACCGATTGCGAGTTTGTCGCCGTAACGCTTGGGTGCCATTTTTGCCATCAACCACTTGCGAGCATCGATCCTAAGCCTTGCCCGCTGGACGTCTTCCTTGTCCTCAAAGTCCGCAATTTCGAGTATGTCCTCAGCCATGGCTTCCATTTGAGCCTCACGCGCACGGGCGTATTGCTCACGAAAGTCCTTATGTTCTGATAGCCATCTGAAAACTGTTGTCTGGCTGGGAATGCCCGCCTTCCCACAAATAGTGCGCAACGAAAGCCCTGACGAAATCTCCGTACAGATATGCGCTGCAAGCTGCTCTGTGAACTTGGTAGGTCTACCAATGCCCACCTGCTGGCCTGCTCTGGCTTCTGCCCTGTCAGCAACAGCCTTTATCTGCTCCGGCGTCGGACCCTTCTCTCTCATGCTGCTGTATCCTTTTGCCGGTTTGAGTGGTTGAAGGCTCTTGCTTCGGCGTGAGACTCACGGTTGTATTCCTACTGGGTATGACAGGGGGGATAAATGAGCGGGGCTCTTATTAGAATACCGGATAGAATGGGGACGGAGTATATTCTCGGTCTAGCGCGAACCATCGATTACTACGCACGAAGGGACACCATCCGCATAGAATTTAGCGACCCATGTTTCCTTTCGCCATTTTCTTTGCTTTTTATCAGTTCGAAACTAAGGTCATTGCAGACAGCAAACCCTGATATTGTCCTTGATGTCAGAAATCATGAAGGACTTACTTACGCTGGCCATATGGGATTCTTCCGAATGTTTGGATGCAAATTCGGTCGAGAGATCGGAGAAGCTCACGGTAGCGAGAACTACCTGCCCATTACATGTCTATCTCGTGAGGATCTCTATCAGGGCCCTATGGATCGATTCTCTGAAATGGGCGACCTTATTCAACGAGAATCTGATAAGATTTCTGCGATCATCACCCGTAATAATTCCAACAATCGCCCTCTGTATGATGCTTTGACATTCGCAATACGTGAAGTGATGAGAAATGTCTTCGAGCACAGTGAGACAAGCGAAGTCTTCTATTGTGCACAGTATTGGCCGAACAGTGGACGGGTCGAGTTCGCCGTTGCTGATTTTGGCATAGGTATCAGAAAAGGCCTAGGGCAAAACCCAAATTTTCGCTTTCCTCGTGATAAAGACGCTATTGAATATGCACTCCTGCCGAGTGTTTCGGGCAAAACGCACCTTCCTCGAAGGTCCGAAACTTGGTTCAACTCGGGATACGGCCTCTATATGACAAACCGCCTTGCACGAAACGGAGGAGGAAATTTCCTGATCGCCAGTGGCAATACCGCCATTCAGCTTTCACAAAAGACTAAGCATAACTTTAAAACATCATTTCCAGGAACTGTTTTGCGCTTCAATTTAAAGCTAAGTGAGATGGACAACGTCCAGGCTCAACTCGCCGAGTTCCGCAAGGACGGATATGAGCTCGCGAAAACCATTAAAGGTACTCAAAACCGTCCTCCTTCAGCCATGTCGTTGCTCCTTCGGCGAGACTACAAACCGTAATTGGGCAGCTTTCCAGATATTTGCAGGGGCGTGATCCTTGCCTTATCGGATGCCTCTGGGCGGTGAAGGGGCTAACTCCTGCTGCTGACCGCGCACTTGATATTCCTGCTATATGATTAAAGGTCGTCTACTCATACCTCTTGTGGTCACCTTGGACCCACGTTTCTATTTGGTTATACTTATCGAAAGAATATACATGAGCTCAGATATCGTTAGCAGCATAATTCCGGTTGCCACAGGAGGGCTGCTGGCACTGTTAGGTGTCGCAATGACACCGGTGATTTCACATGTCCTTACAGCTAAATCTGAAAAGAGAAAGCAGCGCATCGCCAAATTTGAAGAGCTTTTCTCATTAATCAACGCTCATGATCATTGGATAGACGGTGAAGTGAACCGTTACGCACATGGAGAAAATAGCGAGAGGACACCTGCCCCAATATATCGGGCGTCTGCTATCGTCTCTATATATTTTCCAGAATTAAGACAGACCATTTCTGAACTTGACGTCGAAACTACCCGATACTCACTTTGGATGGCTGGCGCGGCTAAGAAGCGACTTGAAGGAAAGGTAACTCAGGTCAACGATGGCCTCATTGATGCTTTCAGTGTCTATCGGAAACAATATTTGACGACCGTGAGGAAGCTCTCTGATTATGCTGTCGAGAAAGGCCCCAACTTATAGTTTTGATACCGCCGAAAGGGATATTCATTCAACAAAAAACAGCCCGGAATTCGCCCTGCATATCGGATCGCATTCAAACGCAAATCACCACCATAACTACTTAATCACTCTTTCGGTTTACCGGGTCAAGCCCTCCAACTTGTGATTTTTGGTGAAATATATCCCCAATGAACGGCCAAGACATCGAGACAGTCGCGCAGGTGATCGGCCGCATAGTTTTTACGCCGCTTGTCGCTGCAAATTCCGTCGAGGCTTAAGCCTTGCCCTGCAACTTTGCTAACAAGATCATACCCCACAACTCCGAGTAACTCCCTGCACTGCTTAAGCTGCTGCCCTGCTTCAATCTGGCTTTCGCTTATAGTCGCTCGCACCCCGCCACCGTCTACAGGCTCCCTGCTATAGTCGAAAGACCCGGCACCGGACCCACCCAAACGCTCGTAATAATGGCAAAACCGTTTTGCTGCCTGAAGCTGGGCCGCATTCAAATGGCCGCGTGCTGCCATTGTGATAATGGCGCTTTCCTTGGCGTTATGCGCAAGTTTGATTTTGCGTCGATTGCCGCTTGTTTCAGCTCGCGATGAATTGAAATCAGGATTATCGGCTCGCATGTGGACCACAGCTTGTTGTGGTTGCCACTTTAGCGCAGGTGATTGTTTCCGTGTCATGGCAGATCCTATGCGGCAAGTTTGTGTGCAGCTGCTAGAGGCTCAAGCCCTTCCGCCAAGCGCATTTCATCGACAATTGCGATGAGCTTTACCCACCCCATGCGCTTCCCCGGCCCTTTCTGGCCTAACTTTCTAAGGGCATAAGTGGTTTGGATGCGCCGCATGTCGTAACCGCGCTCTAAGAAAAAGCGCTGCAAGGAGTCATATCCAGAAGATGCACCACGCTCGAACCTGCGGACGCCTCTTTTTGCAATATATTCGTCAATCAAAATTGCTTCTGTCTTCATGCTGCTTTCCCAACTTGCTTAAAATAATCGCTTGGTGAGGACGGGAGCCCGTACAAATCAAATGTCTTACCGTTTGCTTCGGCTAAAGCCTGCAAGCGGCTTAAGGCTGCATCAAATGTATTGTTTTCAGCATCTTTCTTGCCGGTATCCATAAAGGCGTGGAAATCGGCCATGCGCTCATGTTGACGTTCAAAAAACGCTTCATCGCGCTCAAGTTTCGGTGCAGCCAACCGCTTGTTTTCTTCGATCGTTTCTACGCGGACACGTTCCCTCGCAATGTCTTCCGCAACTGCTCTTTGGTTTTTGTCACAAAGAATGCGAAGGGCTGGCGCTGCCGGTAAAAACTCGCTGCCGTGCGCTCCGCGAATGACCTGTCTTATCGTCTTCGCAAATGCTCCCTTCGATACTCCTTCGAGCGCTATCATGTAGATTTGGCGGTCAAAATCAGGCGTATCGCTTCGCTTCGAGGGTAATGATTTTAGCATCGTCAGCCCCGCATCGATCTCCGCCGGTGTTGCTACCGAATAAAAGCTGTTTGAATTCTGGGCTGATGTCGTCGGTACCATTTCGCTGTAACTCCAAATATGCTGCTTCGCCTGCATTTCTCGGTGTTGCAGGCTTCGGAGGAGGTTCGCTGCGCCGTGGTCTGCGCTCTACGGCTGATCGGCACCAGTTGCGCCACGTTGCGAGCCAATCGAGTTTGACGCCACGCTGCCCCGGCTGACCGTGCCAATAATCGCGGAACCTATCCGCCTCACGGCAAGCATCTTGCTCCGAAAGGCCTAGCCGAATGGCTTCCGAGATATCGGCTATGAAATCGGTAGGTAGGCGAGAACCACGTTTGTTTTTTTCAGGCGCTCGCGCCTTAACATCTGAACGTAGTGAAGATGTATTATATATATCTGTATCTGTATGGTCGAACGTTTGAGATTTTAAGTCTTTGTTTTTATTAGGCCTCGTCCTGTTTTCGGAGAGTTTTTCTGTCAGTTTTCTCGAAGTTTCGAGCTCGATAACTGCGCGTTTATTCGTCAAAAACTCTCCGGTAATTTCGATCTTACCGATAGAAACAAGCTCATCACGCAGCGCATTCCACTTGCGCATAGTGCAGCCAAGCAGCCCGGAAATGTATCGGGCGTCATCAGGAAGATTGCCGCCCTGCATGTAAATCAAATCGAGGACAAGCCGATACGCGGCCTTAAGCTCGAACGGCATTCCTATCGTGCCCTCAATAAAGTCGCGGGGATACGCCTTGTAGTAAGGTAGACCGTTCATGCGACTGCCCTCCCGATCAGCGGAACATTCCAATCTGTAAGAACAGACTGGACATCACCGACCGAACGACAAACAGCATAAGGAACGCCGTGAAGCCCGCACCAGTCACGCCATTCCTTTTGCGGCATTGACAGGTTGCCGCGTTCGTTCTTGAGTTCGATCAGGGCGCAGGCGCCGCCTTCACGAAGGATAATCCAATCAGGTGCGCCAGCCTTTACACCTTCGCGTTTGAGCTTCGCACCCGTACGCGCGTCCCGTCTGCCTCCATTCGGTACATGAAATGCTTTGACGCTATTAGGGAGGGCCACGGCGAGAAACTCAGCAACAGCAATTTGAATAGCGCTTTCTGTTTGCTTTCTCATGCCGCCACGTCCTCGCTATCAACCCGACGAGACATTTCCTTTTCGATCATGAAAAGAACGCACCGTCGATAATGAAGGAGACCTTCTTGCTGCATGAACCAGAAGTCAGGACGAGGCGGCTTTTCACGCTTTCCTTTTTCCATCTGATCGATTTTTGAATTGATTTCGCCGATAGCTTTGTCGTGCATCTGGCGCAATGTCATAAGTTCAATCATGCTCAGTCCTCGCGGAGTTCTGGACAGATCCACTCAGCCAGTGCAGCGCAATGGTTAGCGGACCTCTGGAAACGGCGCGCAATCATCAGCCTGAGCCACTGCGGCAAGTGCAGTATCAATTTCTGCAAGCCGCTTGCGAAGGAACTGTTGCTCACGTTTGGTTTCCTCTAGCTGTGCCCGTCGAAGGGCGTCTTTCTCTTCACCGTCTATGCGGCGCGCCTTCCCTTCCCAAATGGAACGGATACGGCGTAAAGTAATTTGTTTAGACACACGGGAAGTAAGGAAGCGAAACGCCTCATATTGAGCGTTCTTTACGCTGCCATACCTTGTCTCAGGGAACGCTTCTTTTATTGCGTTCATTGAAAATGTCGTGTCACTCATTGACGTACTCTTGTCACGCTTTGACAACACCTTGTCTCTCTCCATCGCTATTGTTGACGCGATGAAAGAGAGACTTACGAAATCATCAGAAGACTTTACGCATTACACAAAGGAACCGAGCGCAAACTCGGCTGAAAATACTGAAACAATAATTAGTCTTGGCAATGCAGCTTGGAGAGTTCTGCAAAACGCTCGCAAAGCCGCGATAGCCCGAAGAAATGACGAGGACGCGGAAAGGCGCGGTCTAGTGTTCAAGGTTCCCGCTAAGAGACCTGCAACCGCACGTCAGCACGCCGCGCCCTCTGTAGTGGGATTTCGTGCTGAACTTGAAAGAACGCGCGAAAAGCGCCCCACTAATTCCGGAATAGGAGATTGAGCGAAAGCCAGACATTGCTGACTTACCTGTCCCCGACTTACTCCATGCCCAACGCCGACATATAAAGGTCAAGCATGGCGTCTTCTTCCTGACGCTCATGGTCTTCCTTTTTGCGTAGGCGAATAATTGTTCGGACGACTTTCTTATCGAAGCCACTGCCATCGAGTTCGGCATAGACTTCCTTGATATCGTCACCGATGGTTTTCTTTTCATCTTCAAGGCGCTCAATGCGCTCGATGAAGGCGCGAAGCTGGCCGACTGCAATAACTTGGGCGTCGGATGTGATATCGTCGCTCATTGGGTATTCCTTATATGATTGGAAATTATTATGGCCTCGCTGGAGCTTTTCATCGCATCCCTAGCTAGCCTATCTATGAATGCTCTAGCTGGACCACGCGCAGGCAAGCCATTTTTCTCCCATCGCCATATTGTCGACAGGTTAACCCCAGCCATGTCCGCAAGTTGGGTCTGGGTAATTTTGAGTGAGCGCCTAATAGAAGGCAGATTTATATCGTGCTTAACCATGACAATTTATGTGCCTTATGCACATTTCAATGTCAAGGCGAAACGCACATTGAAAGTGTGCATTATTTGGTGATGAAATATGACGACAGACCCGAACCAGCTAAACGATTAGAGGAAGCGCGGCTTGCCCGTGGGTTTCGCTTTGCGAAAGATGCCTGCACGTTCTTTAGTTGGAATTATAATTCCTACGCTCAACACGAATCCGGCCAGCGCGGTCTTGGCAGGGTGGCCGCTAAGTATGCAAAGGCATTTCGAGTCAGTGAAGCTTGGCTGATTACTGGCGAGGGACGCGGCCCTAGCGGAGACACCTCTCCACCATTCGAAGAAGAGAACGAATTCAACGACCTTCTTTCAAAGGCGACGGCGGAAGATAAACAAGCTCTTCTTCATCTTCTTCGATCACTCGTTTCCTCAAAAAACTCGTAGCCTCGGCTCGTAGTTTGTAATCTAGACTTCCCCACAGGCGCCTAATCTCAAAATCATAATCCAAAACAGCACTCCTCAATATGTGAGGAATGCTGACTCTTTTGTTCGAACAAATCAAGAACATGGTTACAGAGTAGTTAACGCGGTGGATAAGCCTGTGGACGCGCCACCTGTACGCGTTACATACGCTGTTGTATTAGCAAATCATTGTAATTGTGCAATAAATGGATTTACATCGATTTAATCACGAGGTTGTTACGCCTGCACCAAGCCGCTGCCTCGACTCCAAAATGGGAATCTTGAATGCAGTTTTTGATTTCAAAAAAGGAGCCTTAGAATGTGGCGTAAGATTGAAATTAAAGACCATCTCAATCATCTAGCGAAAGAAGCTCAAATTATGGAGTGCTTTTCATCGTGTCTTATGATTGGTAGCGCAAGCGAAGGGCATGAAGCCGTAGCAAAATCCGCAATGTATAAGAAGAAAAATGGAAATCACTTAATCTTGTACTTCACACCCGAAACGGTAAAAATTTTTGATGGCAACTTGTGGGGAATACAGCAATGCGAAATACCTACAGGCGCAGAGCTTCATATTGGCGATCTGAGACATAATCCCGTTAATCTGTAGAGTAATCCGGCATCGGATAGCCCGGAATTCGTTCATCTACAGCCTCAAGACCATACGCCTGAACGAGACTAAGCATCGTGGGTATTTGATTGATTATAGTGCCGTCCGGGAAGCCTTCCGTCAGGCCGTTTGCGTACACCTTAAAGACCCTACCATCGTAGCAAATTATTTCGATGGCCGGGCATTCCATTATACGCAGTACATCATCTTTATTGGCTGACCTCGAAGAGATGGCTTCCGATAAATTTTTGAGAAATAACTCCTCGTTCGCTTTCTCAGTATTCATATTCATCAATCCTCTCATTAGCCCCGCCCTTCACCAGAACGGCGGGGTTTTTCATACTGCGATGCCCTTTCGGGATATGGCGATTCTAGTCACTGTGAATAACAAATGCAAATTAATGTTCGTTTTGCACATTTAATGGTTGACACTTAAGTGTGCGTTATGCACAATACATCCATTAACGAACGATGGAGCAGGCAAGTGAACATTGCACACCGCATTCCTACGAACACAGTCAATCACATTCTTGACCGGGAAGTCTATCAAGTGGTTTGGCTTGATCATGCTGGTGATATTTCGATTGATGGCGGCGGCAAGTTTACCGACCTGACCCGCGAAAGCGCTCTTGACGCCTTCCGTGAAGGCAACGTCCTCAAGGTCTTTTGCGTCAACTTTATCGAAGGCACCTGCCGCGATGTAACCGGCGAAGTTGCCGGTGAAATTGAATACGAGCAAGAGCAGGCAATCATTGCGGGCGAAACATACATTCCGCGCCTGACGCTTCAAGCTAATTCAGCGGGGCGCACCCTCTGATGCGTGAACTCTCCGTTTTTGAAGCGATTACCCTTTCAATTTTTGCTTTTGTTTTTCCATTTTTCATTGCGGGCCTTTGGAGTTCATTGACATGACAAGATTTCGCAAAGGCGATGTTGTGAGCATCGAGTGCGTTGTTCAGTATCAGTATTCTGAGACCGAGCTTAGCATTCTCCAGCCAAACGGATATTCCGCGATCCTCATCGATACGGATAAAGTGACGCTCGTGCGGAACGACATTCAGGTCGGAGATCTAATCAAGAACTCATCCGTTCCCGGTGAACCAGAGGGCCGAGTGCTGGCCATTCAAGGCGATTATGCTTGGCTTGAAACCTCTTGCGGCGATTACTCAACGTGGAAAATTACACGCTGTGAGCGCGTTGAAACTTCGCAAGCGCAGGTGGCAGCATGAAGAGTATTTCTCATTCGCTTTTGCGTCAGAAAGAAGCCGCCAAGACAATTTTAGCGCAGCTCAAAGAGGCGGGAATCGACGACGAAGAGAGCTTTGAAATCGCCATAGAAAGCGAAACAAATCTTCTGGAAGTGATCAGTAAAGCACTCGACAAGATTGATGAGGATGACGTCCTCGATGCAGGTTTGACGGCTAAAATCGAGGCCTTCATAGAGCGACGGAACGCGATCCGCAAACAGAAGGACTTTCTGCGCACATCAATTGAGCAGGCCATGCTCATCGCAGAGCAGGAAACTATGCGCTTGCCTACAGCGACCCTGACCTTACGCAAGGTGAAGCCTGGAACAGTCATTGAAACAGAGGCGGAAATACCTTCGAGGTTTTGGACGCCACAGGAAACACCCGCACCGAAACTCAACAAAAAAATCCTGCTCGAAGCCCTTGAGGCTGGCGAAACAATTCCAGGCGCTCGCCTCGACAATGGCTCAATAATCCTGACCGTACGGAGGAAATAATGGGAACAGTTACCGTTCTTGAACATACCCCTAAGCAGATCGCGCTTGTTAAGCACACGATTGCAAAAGACTGCAATGACGACGAATTCAATCTGTTCATGGAAGCGGCCCGCTCGTATGGCCTTGATCCATTCCGCAAGCAGATCATGCCGCTTGTATTCGGCAAGGCAGCGCGCGACCAGTCTAAGCGCCGCATGTCAATTGTCGTTTCTCGCGACGGACTTCGTGTCATTGCGCAGCGCTGCAAGAACTATCGCCCAGCATCTGAGCCCGCCGAAGTTATCTTTAACGAGGAAATGAAGGCTCCAACGAACCCGAAAGGCATTGATTACGCACGCGTTTATCTCTGGCAGCAAGATAACAAGGGCGAATGGTTCAAAGTTGTCGGCGAGGCGTATTGGGATGAATTTGCGCCCCTTAAAGACGAATGGGCAGAAAATCCAGAAACAGGACGCGGCGAGAAAACCGGGCGCCAAACACTCGATACGTCGGGAAATTGGGCGAAAATGCCTGTCGTTATGATCACCAAATGCGCAGAAGCTCAAGCTTTGCGTGCGGGCTGGCCTGATCAGTTCAGTGGCATTTACGTTGAGGAAGAACTCGACCGGGCCAAGACGCTTGATTTGACTGCATCTGAAATTGTCGCGCACAACGCGGAGGAAGAACGCGCCAAGCGCATAGGTGCACATAATGCGATCACCATCACATGGGGCGATGGATGGCAGCTTGAAAATGTGCCCCTTGGTGAATTTGCAGACCGAGCAGCTGACTTCGTGAAATCATCGTCGGTCGAAATTGTCAGGCGTTGGCACGATGCCAACAAGCAGCCACTGCAGGTGTTCTGGGCAAAATGCCCGCGTGACGCGCTTGAGCTTAAAAAGATCATTGAAATGAAGCTCGCTGAAAGACCAACTTCTAAGACAGAGGCTGCAGCATAATGGCCGCATCAGTAAATAAAGTTATTCTAGTTGGCAATCTGGGCGCGGATCCAGAAATACGCCGTACCAACAACGGCGACATGATCGCCAACTTACGAATTGCCACGTCAGAAAGCTGGCGTGATAGGAACACTGGAGAGCGTAAAGACCGCACTGAATGGCATAGCGTGGTCATCTTCAATGAAAATCTTGCAAAGGTTGCCGAGCAATATCTCCGCAAAGGCGCAAAGGTTTATCTTGAAGGCGCTCTCCAGACCCGGAAATGGCAAGATCAGAACGGCAATGATCGGTATTCGACCGAAGTTGTTTTGCAGAAATTCCGAGGAGAATTGCAGATGCTCGATAGCCAAAGCGAGCGATCCGATCAGTCAGACCGGCGACAAGAAACGCTGGCCCAGCCCAACGGTCAATCGGGCGGATTTAGCCGTGACCTTGACGACGAAATCCCGTTCTAAGATCGGCCATGTCGCAGACAGTAATTCTTCGCGGAGACAGCCAGCGCCACTTTGCAAAGCATCTGATTGAGATTGCACCGACTGACGCTGTTGTTTCGATCAGAGAGGCAAACCGTTCGAACGATCAGAACGCGAAAATGTGGGCGATGCTTTCAGATATTTCGCGGGCAAAGCCAGAGGGGCGCAAGTGGAACCCTGAGACTTGGAAATGCGCTTTTATGCATGTTCTGGGTCATCAAGTGAAATTCTGTGAAGGGCTAGACGCATCCGGCCCTTTTCCTCTGGGTTTCAAATCCTCACGTCTAACCGTCCGGCAGATGGCCGATCTCATAACCTGTATTCAGGAGTACGGAGACAGGCGCCAGATCCGATGGAGCGACACAGATAAATTACCGGGATATTTTTCATGATTATTTCATTCATTGCAAAGCTTTTGAATCGCGTTTTGCCTGCCTTTGAAGAGCGCGATTTAGACGCTGAAATCAAAGCCAAAGCGGCAGAAATCGAAATCGCAAGACGCCGAAAGAAGGCAAGCAGCCACCTACAAATCGAGCTTGAAACGCTGATGGCAGAAAAGCTGGCTTATGAGCTTGGCTTCACAACGAGGTGGTAAATGAGCCGCACGGTCAACGAATGGGTAGGAAAAAGCGATGACGCCAAAATACCCAACAGCGTTAAGGACAGGGTAATTGAGCGACAAGGCGGGATTTGTGCAGTCTCTGGCGTGAGATTTGGACCCGGCGCTAAACCGCAGTTCGACCATAAAACGCCGCTGTGGCTTGGGGGTAAGCACTGCGAAAGCAACCTTCAAGCAATCACCGACGATGAACACAAGAGCAAGACCAAAGCGGAAGCCACCATTCGCGCCAAAATTAACGGCCAAAGACGCAAACATACGGGCATCATTGAGCCGAAAGGAAACATCAAAAGCGCCGGTTTTTTGAAGCATGAAAGACAGCCGAAGCGCCTGAAAAAAGAGCTTCCTGCTCGAAAACGGGACGTCTTTGGACGTCCAGTCAATTACCACCAGTAATTACAAACCAATCTCCAGTTTTGGCCGAACGGAAACGACAATTCGTCGCTCCGAACGACCAGATTCACCCCAAGACAAACATCTAAAGGAAATCAACATGCCTGTTTCAGAATTTAATCTCTCCGATATTCTCGGCGCTCTTGCAGACAAAGAAATCAAGAAAGTCAGAAATAAGGCGTTGCCGGAAGCCCAGATTTGCACCCTCCGCGAAGTGAAGGACCGCTATTTAGTTGGAAATCCTTTCAAGGTTGGTGACATCATCACACCCCGCAAAGGTGGCGCTTATAATGGTCGCGGTGTTCCGCATATGGTCATTGAAGTAGCTCCAACGCCGCTGAGAAACCTCAACGGTTCCACTGGATCATCTGATTTTGGTTCTCGCCTCGATATCCGTGTCATTCGTGTGGACGGCGAACACGTTGTGTCATTCTGGATGGAAAGCTTTCAGCTTGAACAGTGGAACCCGCAAACGCAAGGCGGCGTGAACTAAATCCCTAACAGTTTCAACCAATCGGGCGTTGGGCGTGTTCGCTCACGCCCCACCTGATCGGTTTTTAGGATGAACCAATTTTTTAAGTCTTTCCTCAACCTTCGCCGTTCTGTCGGTGAAAAGCTAGGCAAGCCATTAGAGCATGGCGAACACTTCGCTCATACAGCTTATCTGGGCGTTGTGAGCATAGCGAAACACGAATACGTCCCGTTTCTTGCTGGTTTCGGCTTCCTAGTGATCGTGCTTCACTTTCTCCTCACCGGTTTTGGAGAATAGGGCATGCCACGTTATCACGTACATTTAGCGCTATCCGCCGGAATGATTGCGTCTGTTGCAGCCGCTGTTCTTCTCCCTACAATTCCTCAAATCGGGCATGTCATTGCCCTGACTTCAAATCTCGTTTGGCTGTGGGAGGCAGAATAATCATGAATAACGCATACAAGTGGCGCCCAAGCATCCCGCACCATGTTGAGGTGAAATCATGAGCAACCACGATCAGCCGAGACTCATGTCACCAAGGGAAGCATCGCAGGCCACGACCATGTCACGAGTGCTTATATCGCTTATGGCAAAAGAGGGTAAATTTCCGCCTCCCGTGAAAATAGGCGTTAAAAGAATCGCGTATGTGAGGGAGGAGGTCGAGAAATGGATTGATGAGCGCATAGGAGAAAGAGCAGCATAATCACGGCACCCTAACAATTATCGCGGTTATGACAAACGATAAAAAAGATCAAAAAATCTAATGAAAACAATAGTCATGGCGGAGGGGGTGGGATTCGAACCCACGGTACGATCTCTCGCACGCCGGTTTTCAAGACCGGTGCCTTAAACCGCTCGGCCACCCCTCCGCATCTGCACGAAGCAGATGTGAACGCCTCTTTATC